ATATCAAAGAAATTTTGTTAAAACAAGAAAAAATGCTTATTCCACACTCTTTACCAGAAATTGAAAGAAGAAAAAAACTAACAGAACAAAAAAAAAAGGTATCGGAAATGGAATTATTTTTAGCAAACAATATCAAAGAAGGAAATACTATCATGAACACATTAGAATATTTTCAAGAATATAATCTTATAATGGCGTTAAGACAATATCATTCACATATTAATACATTATCAAATACAAATAATAAAGTTAATATAATAAAAACAAATCAATATAAATATCCTTGTCAGAATGATAATTGTGATGGTTTTGTAGATAATTCATGGAAATGTTCAATTTGTGATATGGTAACTTGTAAACATTGTCATTTAATTGTTAATGAAAATCATGAATGTAAAAAAGATGATATTGATACTGCTGAACTTATTAAAAAGGATAGCAAACCATGTCCTAAATGTAATATGTATATCATTAAATCTTCTGGTTGTGATCAAATGTGGTGCGTATCATGCCATACAACATTTGATTGGAAAACATTAAAAATAAAAATATCAGGAGTGTTACATAATCCTGAATATTTTAGATATATGCGTGAAAATGGTATTGTTATTCCTCGTAATCCAAACGATAATCCATGTGTTACTCAATTTGAAGAAGCATATTCTACTTTAACAAAAATTAATAGAAAAAATATAGAAGCATTAAAAACTAGAGATATAAATATTTCAATTATCAAACAAGGTAGAGGACCTCTAATTGAAAAATATATATCAGATAATCTTAAATCTCAGAAAAATAAGTTAACTCCCGAATTAGCAATTCTTTCTGAAGAATTTGCTAATAGAAAGTTAAAAGAAGCAAAAGAATATATAGATAATTTAATATCCATTTCATTTGGCGATTTTGAAGATAAATATTTAGAAACATTATTTACACTTTATAGAGACATTAATCATATTGATAATGTAGAAATAATAGAAGCGCGTAACAAATTAAGAGATTATGAGATTTGGAAAGATAACCAAAGATTATTGTACTTAGAAAAAGAAATAACAGAAACAGAATACAAAAATATATTAATTAAAAAGTTAAAGACATTAGAATATAATGAGGAACTTATTGGATTTCATGAAACTATTAGCGAGGTATGTAAAAATTTCTTTATTAATAAAATGAATACTCTTAATAATGAGATAAAAATAGCAAAAAAATCTAAAGTAGCAGTTAAATTATCAAATTGTAAAAGTTTATTAGGATTAAAAGAGTTTATAAAGGATTTAAATGATAATCATAATAAAATAAAAAAATTATATGGATATACGCGTAATAATTATTTACCTAAGATATTCTATAAATAACTAAAAACAAAAAAAATTATTTAAAACACTTTTTTATTCTTTGAAATTTATTATTATTAGTAATAATTTTTATATAAATTAAATATTTATTTTTTTTATTATATTTATTATAAAAATGATATTAATAAATATTTAATATTAAATATTTAATATGGAATTTAATAAAGATAAGGATGTAATTTTATCATTAGCATATTCAGATATAAAAAATAATATTCCAAATTATATAATTATTAATCCTAATAATGAAATGTTAGCAATAAATTACAACTATATTTATTTAGAAAATCAAAGTAATAATAGTATAATAATACATGTTTCTAATAACGATATTATAAATCAAAATAATATATATATAGATAAAAGATTATTTACTATATTTTGGTTAATAATTATATTTATTAGTGTTATTACAATTTTGTTATTTAGTGTATCAAAATTTTAATAATTTAAAACTCATTTTCACAAAAAACTAACTTAGGTCATTTTCGCCTATTTTTTTTATTATTTTGTTTTTTTTTATATGTCACAATAGTAATAATTTTTTATAATTATTTATAGGTTTTTATTTACAAATTTTTTTTAAAAAAAAATTTCATAAAAAAAATTTTCTAGTGAGCAAGTGAGCAAAATGAGGAATTACTGATAACAAATAAAATATTAAATATTATTACGTCGCATCAAATTAGTAATTGCTCATTTTTGCTCATTTTTATATGAAAATATAAGTGTTAAAAATGTGTAAACTTTAACAAATAATAAAATAATACATACCACAATGGTTTATATAATTATATAATGTAAAATAACAAAAATGAGCAATTAATGAAAAAAATGTTATCCCAAATGAAAAAAATGTTATCCCTAATGAAAAAAATGTTATCCCTAATGAAAAAAATGTTATCCCTAATAGATAAATCGAATAATATTTAATTATTTAGTATATATTCTATTTACGAACTTATATATATAGATTCTATTTCATAATTTTCAAAATAAAGTCAAAAAAATAAAGTTGGCAATATAAACCATTCCCGCTGCTCCTTACCATAAAGACCATATAATACAATAATAATATATATGGTATATCATTTGTGATGTTATAAAATAGAAAAATAAAAATTTTAAAAAATATAGATTTAAATAAATTCTCATAATAAATTATTCATATAAGATTTAAATATACCTCTATTATAGTAATGTCTAATAATACTTTTTTTTTTATATATAAATGTGATGAATGTAAATATGAAACAAATAAAAAATATAATCTAATTAGACATCATAAAACAAAACATAATATATATAATAATAATAATAATAAACAATTTGAAAATATAAATGAAACAGATGTTATAATAACAAATGAATTAGATCTTATATCAAATGAAATAAATATTATCTCAAATTTTATTTGTAAAAAATGTAATAAAATTTATAAAATAAAAAAAAGTTTTTTAGAACACGAAGCTAATTGTAATGGTTTAGATGATTTAACTTGTCATAGATGTATGATATCTTTTACAAATAGACATAATAAATCGCGACATGTTGCTAAAAATAATTGTAAACCCAGAAGTATAAAATATGCGAGAAAACCAAATATTGAGAATATTAATACGCAAAATAATATAGAGACACAAAATAATTATAATATAGAAATACAAAATAATACAAATAATATATATATAAATAATTATGGAAATGAAAGATTAGATTATCTTAATTATGATAAAATGTTAGCAATATTTAAAAAAGCTTATGATATACCTAGATTATTAACAAAAGAAATACATTTTAATAAAGAATTCCCAGAAAATAATAATATTTTCTATAAAAATGAAACAAAAGTATTAATAAAAATTGATGACGAATTTATATTAGAAGATTTAAATAGTTTAGCAGATGAATTAGTTAATGAAAAAACATATCAAATACAAAAATTTGCTTTAGAAAACAAAGAAGATATATGTTCAAATATTGAAACGCAAAAATATCAGGAAATGGTAGATCTATTATTAAATTTTATATTATTAAAAGAACCACAGGAACATTATAAAAAACAAATAAAAAAAATAAAAGATATGATAAGAAATAGTAATAATCCCAAATATATAAAATAGTACATTTCTTATTTTTTATAAAAATTTTATAAAATGTTTTTATAATTTTAATTTTTTTTAAGAAATGTACTATTTTATATAAGATTTTTTAAATTTAAATAATATATTTTTATATAAAAAAATAGATATATAAGATAATATTTAAATTATAATAATGGTAGAAAAAACATTTCACGAAGAATATTATAAATTAAAAGAAGATAAAAATCACAAATATTATATTAATTTAGCAATAAAAGAATCTAATAATAGTAACGGTGGTCCATTTGGTGCTATAATTGTCAAAAATGATAAAATAATATCATCGGGCAATAATAAAGTAACAGTATTAAATGACCCAACAGCACACGCTGAAATAATAGCAATTAGAAATGCCTGTAGTAATATAAATAATTTTTTATTAGAGGGCTGTACACTGTATTCAAGTTGCGAACCTTGTCCGATGTGTCTTTCGGCAATTTATTGGGCAAGAATAGATAAAGTATATTATGCAAATAGTAGACAAGATGCTGCTTCGATAGATTTTGATGATAGTAAAATATACGAAGAGGTATGTAAGGATATTAAAGATAGAAAAATAAAGATGATTAAAATAGAAAATACAAATGCTTATGAAACATTTGAAAAATGGAAAAATAATACACAAAAAATAAAATATTAAAACAATTATTTAAATAATATTAAATAATATATATAATAATAAATATGTCAATGATATATCCTGAAAAAAAAATCATATATTAGAATATCCATTTAATGAGACGATAAATGATATAAAAGTATTAAATAAATATAATTTATTAAAAAAAAAGTATAAAGAGAATAAAATAGAATATAAAAATGCGAAAAAAAATTTAACAAAATATCAACATAGTATAAATTTTAAAAATAAATTAGAAAAAATTACTGTTGATATGGATAATATATATCCATTTAAAACAAATAAAATAGAAGAATTAGATAAATAAATTAAAAAATATGAGAAAAATATGGAAATAGATTATAATTAATTTATATAAAAAAAAAATAATAATAAAATATATGAAAAATAATTATTTAATATCAACAATATGTTTTGGTAATAAATATATACCAATAATAGAAAAATGGGAAGAAAGAATAAATAAAAAATGTAATATTAAAGCGGATATATTAATAATAGATAATTTAATTTTAAAAACAATAATAAATGAATTAAATATAAATGTATTAAATTTTAATAATTATGCATGGTGGGATATAATAAGATTAAAAAAAAATTTAAAATTGATTGAATTACATAATAAACCAATAGTACATATAGATATGGATATAATAATAGAGAAGGATATAAAAGATATAATTAATTTATCATATGATATAATAATATCAAAAGAGATAGGTGAAGATAGTGCTTACCCACAAGAATATAGTAAAAAACTCGGGTTTGGTATATGTTCAGGTTTTTATTGTTTAAAACCAACATCAAAAATATTTATGAATAATATTTTAAAAAATATGGAAGAAGGAGATATTTACAGCGATCAGTATAATATAATGAAATATTTAGTAGAAAACGATAAAGAAATAATTTATCAAAAAGAGATATTAGATAATAAAGAATATACAAATATAATAATAAATATAGATAATATAAAAATATGTGTATTAGATTTCAATATAATAATAAGAGATCCTATTATAAATAATGGTCAGTATGCTAATCATATAAATATAGATAATGTAGGTGGTACAAATAATTTTTTAAAATATTTTAATGAAGAATTAGAAAAATTACCATTAACATGTAGATGTGGAAAAAAACATTTAAATGATTATAATATATGTAGTCATATAAAAGATAGAAAAATAATATAACAAATATTTTATATTTCTATTAATTTCCAATAAATTTATTAAAAATAAAGTTATTGTGGTAAAGTATTAAATATAAAATAACATACTTAAAAGTATATTTAATAGTATTATAAAATGGAAAGAGAATGTACTTATTGTAAGAAGGTTAAAGATGTCAAATTGTTTTATTATAGGTATACTTGTAAAAAATGTAAAACTATTTCGGATATAAAAGAATTTATAATTAATGCTAAACTATCAAATCATTTTAATATAAGTATTGAAGAAGTTAAATTTATATTAAGAATTAAAGATACAGGTTTAAATTTATTAAATCATAATTCTATAGGAGAACATTATAGATATAATGAATTAATGATAGAAATGAATAGTGGTAAATATTATAATTCTAAAATAATAGATAATAAAACAATAGATATATATTTGGATGAATAAAAACTAAAAATATTAAATATTATTTATTAATATTTCTCTTATTTTTTCAATATTATTATAATTAGTTTTAAATTTATTTAAAATGTCATATATATTTTCATATAAAATATATTTTTTATTATTTTCATTAGTTAATACATACTTTAATAAATCATATTTATATATTATATTATCAATCCCATATATATTTTCTAAATGAATAATAGACCAATCAAATTCAATCATATAATAATCTATATTGTTTTTATTATAAACTTTTATAAATTTTTTTATAAAAATTACATCATAATATCCGTATATTGTTTTTATTATATTAAAATTATAAATAATATAATGACATATTTTTAATAAGTCGTAATAATTAGGATTTTTTAATATATTAGAAACATATAATAATTTATTATCTAATATATAAATAATTTTAACATGATCATCTAAATAAATTTCAAATATATCAGTTAAATTATTTAAATATATTTCAGTATATAAATTATCAATATGAAATAACCAAGTATCATTATTATTTTTTTCATAATTTAATTTGTTATTTATATTTAAATATAAAATATGAAATTTTTTAATATTTGTTAATACATTTATCCACAATTGTATTTGAATTTCAATATCATTTGATGTTATATCTAATATATTTTCAATTATATCATATGATAATAATTGAAAATCCATAATATTATTAATTATATATTATATTATATATATATATATATATAGAATTTAAATGAATTACATACCATAAAATATATAATATTTTTAATTATATTATCACCATTATCATATAAGGAATATATTAATATAAATAATAATAATATGTCTTATAAATATATAATACATTTAGCAGATATACATATAAGAACTGGTAATAAAGAAGCTAGTCGATATGAAGAATATTTAGAAGTTTTTAAAAATTTAGAATTATCAATAAAAAAAAAATTAAAAGAATTAAATAGTGAAAAAAATACAATAATATGTGTTGCGGGAGATATATTTCATCATAAAAATAAGATAGAGAATTATGGTTTAAAATTGTTTAATATATTTATAAATATATTAAGGGGGTTATTGCCAACATTTATAATTCCAGGAAATCATGATTATTTACAACAAGATAGTTCTGCACCTGGATTATTGGATGCAACTATTTTTGAGTTAGAAAATGTATATTTATTAAAAAAAACAGAAAATATGATATTTGGAGATATTGGAATAACAACAATAGCGGTAGATGACACCTTAAAAAACGGTGAAAGTTTCGGCATTAATAATATTTTACCATCATTTCCTGTAGAATTTAAAAAAAATGTTAAATCTATAGTTGGATTATTTCATGGATCATTTGGAAAAACAAAGTTAAACGAAACACGTATAGCGGATGAACAAAATTCATATCCATTAGATATGTTAAATAATTTGGATATAGCAATATTAGGAGATATACATTTAAGACAGACTGGTGTACATAATAATTGTAATTATGGATATTCAGGAAGTTTAATACAACAAAATTATGGGGAGACAATAATAGATCATGGATATATTTTATGGAATATAGAAACAAAGGAAAGTGAATTTATAAATGTTTATAATAATTACGGATCAGTTTATGTAATAGAAATAGATGATAAATGGATGATAAAATATAAAGGTTTATATAACAATATAGAGGGTATAATAAAAAATAGTAATTTTCCAAAAAATATAAAGGTACGTATAGAGAGTAAAAATAGTAATATAAATAATTTAATAGAAATATTTAAAGAAAATAATATAATATTTGAATTAGAAAATTCAAATATAAAATTAGATAATATAAATGATAAAGTAAATATAAATACACCAGAATATGATTTAAATGATATAAAATATTTCATAAATTATATTAATAATGATATAGTAAAATTATCAGATATTGAGAAAAATGAGATATGTGAAAAGATAAAAAATCCAGAATTATTTTTAATAAATATAGACGAGATACCTAATTCATTTAAAAATTTAGTAAAAGATAAAAATGAAAAAATAGAGAAAAGGATAGACGAGTATAATAAAACATTAGATACAAATTATTCAAAAAATATAAAATTATTTAAATTAATAGATATAAAATTTGAAAATTGTTTATGTTATGGAAAAGATAATTATATAAATTTTGAAAAATTAAACGGAATAGTGTTAATAAATGGTGAAAATGGTAGTGGTAAATCCTCATTATATGAGATAATATGTTATGCTATATATGGTAAACCAATGAAAAGTAGAGAATGTAAAGGTTTTTCAGGTGATTTTATAAATATAAATAAAAAAGGAGTATGTTTTACAGAGATAAGATTGGGGATAAATAATAAAACTTATAAAATTTATAGAGAATATCAATTAAAAAAACAGGTAAATCAGTTATACGCGATAGGATTGGATATTAAAAATTCAAAAATCACATATGATAATAATGTTGAAATACCTGGTTCAAAAAATATAGAGATATGGTTAGATAATAATATAGGGACGGTAAATGATTTTTTACAAACATCTATGATAACACAAAACTTAGATGAGAATTTTTTAGATATGGCTCCAAAGGATGTTAGAAAACATATTGATAATAATATGAATATAATATCAGTAAGTAAATATAAAGAATTAACACAAGATGTTGGTAAAGTATATAAAAAAATAATAGAACATTTAGATACATTATTAAATAATACAGTAAATAATTATATAAAAACGGGAGAGAAGGAAATAAAAGAGATAGATGATAATATAAAAAGTTTGGATACTAAAATAGATGAAAATAATAATAAAAATAATAAATTAAATATAGATTATACAAAATTTACAAAAGAATTATTAAATAGTGATATTAAAACAGAAATAGAAAAAATAATTTTACCAAATGAAAAATTTGAAGAATTAGAAAAAGAAAAAATAATATTAGAAAATATATTAAATGGAGATGATATTATATCATTATCAAAAAAATATTCAATTGAAATAAAAAAAGAACATGCGAAATTAAAAGAGATAAAAGAACCAAAAATAAATAAAGAATATTTAGAAACAATAAAAGAAGAGATAGATGCTTATACAAAACCAGAAAGAGTTGAAAAAAATTATAATGAAATAAATAAAATAATAGAAAGATTTGAAGAAGAAAAAAATAAATTAAATAATAATCGTCCAAATAGACCTTTAATAATAACAAAAATAGATAAAAATATAAAAAAAATAATAGTTGATAAATTTAAATCTATAAATAATTGCGAAATAATATGTATAAAAAATAATAATCCAAATAAATTAATAAATAAAAATTTTAATATAGATGATATAGATAATATAGATATTGATAAAATAGATAAAGATATAAATATATATATTGAAAATATAAATAAATTAAAATTAGAAAGAGAATTAAATCAAAATAAGATAAATGATTTAAATGATGAAATAAATGATATTAAAACTGTAACTAAACCATATATAGAATTAGATATTTTAGAGAAAAATAAAACAAAATACAATAGATATAAAAAGGATTATAATATTAAAATTGAAGAATTAAAGTTAAAAAAGATATATGATAATATAAATGCATTAAACGAAGAATTAAATAAATATGATAATTTAGAATATAATAACGAATGTAAATTTTGTATGAAAAGATGTGATGTAATAGATAAGGAAATAATAATAAGTAAACTAAAAGAAGAAAATGAAAAAATAAAGAATTATAAAAATATTAAATATTCTAAAAATATTGAAAAATGGATAACTGAATATAATATATTACATGAGAACGATGTTAATAATAGTAAAATGATTAATCTTTACAATGAATATAATATATATGAAAAAAATAAAATAAAAATAAAGGAAGAGATTAAATTGGAGCGGGGAAAAATAAATAAAATAAATTTAGAAATAGAAAATATATTAAAAAAAAAATTAGAAAAAACAGATAATAAAGAATTATATGAAAATATAGTAACACATGCACATAGTTATTATAATAATTATAATAATTTAATATTTAAAGAATGGGAAGAAGAAATAAAAAGATTAACTTTAGAAATAAATAAAAATAAATTATTATTAGAAAAGATAATAAAATGGGAAGATTATGTTAAAAATAAATATCCAAAAATAGAATTATATAATAAATTAAAAGATGAGCACAATATATATAATAGAAAAATATATTTAGAAAAAATAATAAATTCATATAGATTAATAAATATAATAGAAAAAAATATTATTAAATATAATAATTATAATTTTTACAAAGAAGCATTAAAATATATACCAATTCATAATGAAAAAGAGTTAATATTAATTAAAAATAAAGACTTAAATAATAAATTAAATATGTTAAATACAAAATATAATAAAATAATTGAGGAAAATAAATTATATGATAATGATATAGAAGAAAAAAATAATTTAAGTAAATTAAAAATAAAATATAATAATTTATATGATATTACAAAAAATATAGAGAGTATAGAAAATAATTATCACGATTGGTTGTATCAAGAATTTATAATACCAAATATAATTAATGTAACAAATGATTTAGTAAATAGAGCAAAACACAAAGATACTATACCAATTAAATTAGATGCTTTATACGATAAATCAGCTATTTATTGGAAAATATGTACATCATCGTCAGATGAATATATTAGTATAGAAAAATCATCAGGATTTCAAAAATTTATAATAGGATTAGCATTAAAATTAACGATACCAAAATTACAATCGAAATATTCAAAATGTAATCAATTATTTTTGGATGAGGGATGGACATCTGCCGATAGTAATAATAGGGATAGTATTCCCAAATTTTTACAAGGATTATTAACAGAATTTAATTCGATAATATTAGTATCACATTTAGATGAAATAAAAGATAACGTGGATTATAAAATAAATATAGTAAAAAAAAATAAAAATTCAGAAATAATATACAAATAATCAATATTATAATTTTACATATATGTAAAAATATATAATTTTTCATGTGGAGGTTTTATATATTTTTTCTTAATTCTTTCCTTTCTATTATAGTCATTTTAGAAACAAATCTATTAATCCAATAAAATCCTCCCTGGTATCTAATTGATAAATTATTATTATATTTTACAAATTTTTGTAATTCTATAAATTTTTTGGTTTTATATTCTTCGGATTTTGTTTTATAATATATATTAAGAATATACGTTAATATTAACCATTCATTGTGTCTCCAAACAAATTGATTTAATTCTAAATCATGTTTTATGTGATCAATTGTATAATTATAACTTTTAATATCATTTAATAAATTTAATGGTTGTGATATAACAACCATTGTATAAATTCTTTCAAGAAGACAATCGGGAAGTTTATCCCAAATCATAGTTATTATGATAATAAATTTTTATAATTTTATAATAAATCATTTTTTTTTATAAAATAGATTAAATAGAAAAAAATGATATGACTTGCTTAAACAACTAAGTATTATATATTCGATGATAGCGAAAAAAACATTTGATTTATTAAAAATGTTACATAATTATTTTTTTTAATTAATCATCATATAAATGAAATGATTATATTAATTATATAAATAATAACTATATAAAATAGTACATTTCGTAAATAATTTTAAATTTTTATAAAAGGTTTTTAAAAATTTAAAATTATTTACGAAATGTACTATTTTTATATATTTATTATTTTCTAAAAATAATATAAATTAAATCTAATTTCAATATAAATGATTATTTAAGGATTTATCGATTTTTCAAATTAGCGATCGATATTTTTAAGGATTTATCGATTTTTCGAATTAGCGATCGATATTTTTAATGATTTATCGATTTTACGAATTAACGATCGATATTTTTAAGGATTTATCGATTTTTCAAATTAGCGATCGATATTTTTAAGGATTTATCGATTTTTCAAATTAGCGATCGATATTTTTAAGGATTTATCGATTTTTCAAATTAGCGATCGA